CCGCCTATAAAGTACCCAACCTGTATTTATTTTTTACTTAATGCCCTCTACATGGTATCTGCCGTAGCCACTACTTCTTCCACTTCCGATTCCATTTCCGAATCCTGCAAGATTTATGATGTTTACAATTTGTTCAATGGAGTATGCGTTCTCGGTGTACTGAATTGTAAAAGTAGCTTTCCAACCGCTAAATCTGTTCAGTCGCACAAGAACTGGACTTCCTTTTTTAGGTGACATCAACTTCTCGTCAATGTGATGTTCTGCAAACTGGATAGGGACTAAATCTCCCTTTGCAATGATATTTACTCCTGCATTGAATTTCGTAGCATATGTATCAATCTTGTTCTGCGTGACAGCCTGTCCGAAAGATTTTTTCAATCCAAAACCAGTAATACATGGTGCATTTTCCTTTAATGCCTTTACAAGTCCTTCCTCTGAAAAATCGGTAGGTTTTCCATTGTACCAGTGCATAGCAGTGATAATAGATTCCCATGGGTTAGGCTTCGCTGTGTCCTTTGCCTTGTCCTTGCGCTTGTCAATCAAATCTCTTGCATTTACATCATTCATCTTGTTCAGAATCAAATCTCCGTCACCTGCAATAGTGATTTCTGCGGTTTTGATGTTGAGTGGTCTAATTTCAATAACTTCCGTATTTGCCATGATATAATCTCCTTTTCTATTCTTTTGTGTGCTTACCGCTTTGTAAGTGGCATAAACAATAATTTTTGTAGTGTTCTGTTTTGTATTGTAATGTCTTGTTCTGTACTGTCTTGTAATGTGTTTTTCTTTGCTTTTGTGGCTTATGCCACCTATAAAACGGTAAGCAGTTACTGATAGCACTTTGTAAGCGATATGATGTTCTATGCTATAATTTAATTTGCTTTCCTATAATGTCCTGTTTAATTCTTATTTTTGGCGGTATCATACCGCCTATAAAATGCTATCAGTTTGTGCCTATAATCAAGTGCTTAACAAGTGAGATAAAATGTCCTATGATTTGCTTTATTTTCCTTTTTCATTTTGTCCTGTTTTCTCGATATTTTATAAAAAGCTGTTATATAATAGGTGTTTATCCCACCTATAAAGCACTTGAATATAGGTTGTTTTGTCTTTTCCTGTCTTGATTTATCCAGTTATGTTCTGTTTGATGCTTATATATATCTAAGCAGTGATTAAATCTATCTGTTCAAATACCGATTCAAGTTCAGAAAGTGTATTGTATTTCTTTCTGAAACTTTCCAGTTCCGACAACGCTCTTTTCAGCAAATCATCGTATTCATCATGGTTCGTCAAAAAAGTTCTTGTCGGCTGATACACCGTGTCAGATGTTCTGCTTAATACTCTGACGGGTGGCACATCTTCGCTTTTGGGAGCAATGTAAAGCATTCTGATAATATTTCCTGCCTGCGTGATTCTGTATCTTTCTGCTGCCACATCGTTATCCCATTCAAAACATTTATGTAATTCAGATTCCTTGTCCCTTGCTCTTTCAAGTAAAGAACTAGGTGTGATGTTCTCCAAGGAAATAATTTCTGAATAGCATTTGTTCGCATCAGCTTTGAAAATGCCGTTCACTTTCCATTTAACAGTATCTTCCATGTCCTCAATTCTCCCTACTTAAAGCAATCCGGTGTCTCTGCGCTGGCAATGTCCGTCTCTGCGGTCTGCGGTACTTCCTCAAATGTTGCGTCAGGAAACTCGATAGTGTTTGCATTTGCCTGTACCTCTTCTGCCACAACTTTTTCCACATCAAGTTTCACATCGGAAACATCAGGAAATTCTTCCTGCGCATACAAACCTTGGAATTTATCCGGAAAAGCTTCTCTTAATGCCTGTACAACAGCAACTTTTCTTATCATTGTTGCAGGCTTTTTGGACCATTGACCGTTGATTGTTCCATCTTTTTTTCTTCCAACATATTCATCGAAAGATACTGACTGGTACTCCGGTGTCTCTCTTCCTTTGATAAACACTTTAGCCCAACCTCCTACAATAGATTCGTCCTTAAGGACAAAAGATCCTTCTCTTTCTTCAACGGAACCATCTTTCTTCTGAACAATAATTCCTGCTTTTTTTCCTGCATAATTTGGATTTGCATCGGCTCTTTTTGTAAAAACATCTTTTCCGGTAACAATCGTAGCAGGATCATTGTTTCCAAACTTAATGAGGTATGCTTCTTTCAAAAAAGGATTAAGATGCTGATATCTGCAAAGAGACATAAACATCATTACTTCCTGATCCGATACGTTTCCACCACCGCTTACAAGGTACTTTCTTACCGTTGTTGGGGAAATTTTTACAATTTCCCCATTTGATTCGTATTCCACAATTCCTGTGTTTTCCTGCTTCTTTTCGTCTGCCATGTTTCTACCTACCTTTCTACCTTTTTGATGCCGTCAATGTTAATGATAAATACCTGGCTTGTCTTTGGATTCTGAATAAGTGCAAGAGTTTTCCACTTATCGTCATCGTGTTGCGAAATGTTCAAAACCTTTGCAACCATTCCATTTTCAACAGAAACTCCATTAACAAAATTTTGTCTATAACTTCCAAGACCGCTCCATGTATAGTATGTTGAATAGCATTTACCGCTATGTGTTACCTCTACCATGTCACCGACACGGATTTCGCTGTCATCATCTTCCTGCGATTTTTCTTCCGGTTTGTAGTTTTCAAGGACAACGTACTCTTTGTGCCATAAACCAACATTTTCCTCAGATTTTTTGCAAATACATCCTGATGTCGTAACGCAATTTACTTTGAAAATATCTCCGTTTTTATAAGGAATCAAACAAGGCATCGCATAAACAACCTTGATGTACTCACCGACTTTAGCTTTTCTCTTAACCTCCCGGACACCGTTATCAGGCTTCGCATCTTCGCCCATCAGCCGATTAAAAGCCAACTTTGCACCAGTACGGAAATCAAATTCATCAGCCGGATTGCAGTTTGCTTCTGCTTTCTCGCCAATGGACTTGTCCAGCGCAACTACTTTGTTGTCATTGCGGTAGATTACTATGGTTTCATTCTGAGTTTTAACTAAATCAAGCGCATCTTCTGCGTGATTCCATCCGTGCCCTTCTTTGGCGAATCCATTGCAATCATGACCGCCTACAAATTCGTCAAACTCAACCGAGCAGTAATTATCCGTCAATAGTTCTTTGACTGTTCCGCATTTCCCCACAGTTCTTCTGTTGAGTGTAACAATATCCTTTTTTACTTTTACTCTGTCTCCAACCTTAAATTTACGTTTTACCATCTTATTCTTCCTCACTTTCCGGCTCATTCATAAATCCACTTGCAACTCCCTGATGCACTGTCACATCAGCCTTGTAAATCTCCTTGATGCTTCTAGGCATCACATGGAATGTCACATCCGTATCAGCAATCTTACCTTTGAATTTCAATGCTCCACGGTCTGAAAGTCCCAGGTACACACCCACGCAACACTTGTCATCAAAATTGAATATAACGGTGTCACCGGCATTAATTATTTCTCCGCTTGTTGTCAAAACGGAAATGACGGTCTCTTTCTTAATCTGCATTCTCCGCATCTCCTTTCTTTATCTCGTCACAAAATATCTTGGCAGAAATTTTCGCTCCAAAAAGAGAAAAAATAATACTCATGCCAAGATTCTTCGTAATAATAGAATCAAACGGCTCTTCTGCCATTGTTTTTGCAATTATATTGCACATTTCATCAGCAGAAATCTCAACTTTTTTATCCATATCATAATCATCATTAGGCATTAGGTACTTCCTCCACTTTCAAAACCGCATCATCACTTCTTCGGAACATAATCAACTGACTGTCAACATCAGGAATCTTCCAAGGGTCAAGGCTTTCGGTATCGTCAACCATGATAGGCAATTCCACACCAAACCGCTTCTGAAACGCATTGCAAATGTCAATCTCCGTCAGAATCCTTGCTCCGTGGTTCATGTTTCGGCTGTAAGGCTCTCCACGGTATGTAAAGTCACAACATTCTTCCGTGTCACCATTCACAAGAGGTCTGAACATCCGCACAGTGCAGAAAGAAAGATACTTGTTCACATCAGCTTCCAACAGTTCGTTCTTCTTCCGGCTGAATTTCTTTAACAGGTCAAGCTGTGCCTGCACATCTGTAATCTTCTGTGCAATGTTCTTGCGCTCCTGTTCCAGTTCTGTGATACGCCTATCCACACTCTCGTTAATGCTTACACTCGCCAAAGACTTATCAACCACGGAAATATCCTTGCGGATCTGCTCTTCATCACATTTTAACTGGAATCTAAGAAGATTCATGTCAGTGAATTTGTGCATGGCAGCTTCTTTCTCTGCAATCTGTGACTGAATAGCTTTGTATTCTTCTGTGTTGGAAATATCCACGCTTGCCGGAATGGAATTTAAGGCATTATCAGCAATGGCAATCTCTTTTTCCAACCGCTCCACTTCATCCTCGGTCTTTTTCAGTTCCTCACGCTTATGCTCCAGTTCTGCCTGATCCGCTTTGATATGGTCAGCACAGGAAGAACCCTCTTTGGTAATCAGTTCCAGTTCATGTGCCTTATGCGTATCAAACTCCGTTCTTAACTTCTCTTTCTTCTCTTCCGGATATTCCTGTCCGCAATAAGAACAGATCATAGAGTTTTCATCAAATTTAAGGCTCTTATTCAAATCCCAACTCTTCTTCAGTTCCTGTCTCTTCTGTTCATACTGTGCAATGTGATTTTCCAGTGCAGTAATCTCTTCACGAATGGTATTTGCCTTAAGCAACTCTTTCTGATGCTCATTCTGAATCTGATTCAGTGTTGTGCGCTTCTCTCTTCTGTCCGTATCCAGTTTTTCATTTGCTTTCTGCTGTAATACACTCAACTGACCTTTTAACTCAATAATTCCATCAGAAAGCTTATCGTAGGAAATCATGCTGTTCTGCGTATCTGTCTGCTGCTTAATGTTCTCTGACAGCTTATCCATTAAAGCTTTCTTTTTCAGTTCCAGATCCGCAAGGTCAATATCCACTCTCTGACGGCTCACCTCGTCAATACGGCTCGGAATTTCATCTAACAGGTCATGCAAGCCCTTGGTTCCATTTCTTCCCCTTGTGCCGTACAACTGCGTATTGCAACGCTTTTTCAGTTCATCAACCGTGCCGTCCTGCAGAACAGTCCTTAATGCTTCAAACTCCGGAAACTGATTGCAAATGTCATCATTACTGTGCTGGCCAAACATATCAGTGAGAAGTGCTCTCTGATCCGTGCCACCTTTCAGCAGAAGTGTCATGGCATTGATGCAAAGTGAAAACTTATCTTTTCCGCATACACTCTCTTCTAAAAATGCTTCAAAATCTGCTGCCTTTTTTGGAATATCATTCACATAGTAATCCGTGACATTGCCGGTAAACTCTCCTTTCTTATTGAAGTTCTGACGGCATACTTTTTTCAGAACCTTGTCTGTACCGTCAATCTCCACGGTAACTTCTGCGGTAATATCTCCGTCGATGTCATTGCCGTCCTTATCGTGCGGTCTGATTCCGGTGATCTCTCTGCCGTTCTCGTCACGGCATCCAAAAATATACTGAATTGCTCTTTTGATCGTGGACTTACCTGTTTCATTTACACCGGAAACCTCTGTCCGGTCGTATAAATCAGTGTCCACTACGTTAGAACCATAGAATTTGCAGAAATTCTGCAAAAAGGTGTGTTTAATCCTCATTTTTCCTATCCTCCCAAAGATATAAATACAGTGAATTAACAAACATATAGATTGAGACCGGCTTGTCTGTCTCATTGATCTCCTTGTATAGCTCTGTGCTTGGGTTCATCTTATCAACAACCCACTTGATCGCCCGGTACACGCTTTCCTTGGTTGTGCTGTGTTCCTCTCCGATAATCCGGTAGATTTCAGAAAGTCTTCTGTTCCGGTTCTCAAACATCAGCGTTTCAACCTCGATGATGTACTGGAATCCCGGCAAGTACTGTTTCAGCCCCAGTTCTACCAAGATTTTTCTTATCTTCCTTTCCATTTCCTCACTCCTCCGGCTTTCAGTCTTCTGTTACGTGGATCATGTCGTCCTCTTCGCTGATATACAAGATTCCTGCATCTAACAGTCTTGCAATCAGAATCTCATTCGCACGGACGATGGGGATAATCTGTCGCTTCTGCATAAAAATACTCCTTTCTTAACCATTTTTTCTTCCCGGTATTGCGGTTTACAATTCTGTAATAGAATGCTGTTTCACGGTCAATTTCCCACTCTTTCGGACTGTAAAATATCTTTCCGATGCACCCTTTGACGGTAAACCGCTTTTTGGCACTCATACGGTGTCCTCCGCAAGTTTTCCTTGATTCCACCATGAGAAATCACAAACGCTGTCCCTTGAAAAAGAAGTAGCACCATTAGTCCATGTAAATATTTCCCCACCTTCAAATTTTGCAAAATATCTAGGTTTCCAAGGGTCACTATCGGAATCTCTTACGTACACTTTCGTGTCCACAGGCACTTTCGACCAGTCAACAGGTGGTTCAACATATTCCTGCTCTGCCCATTCTTTGAACCTTTCCCTGCATCTGCTTTTATCACTCCATGCGCAATCGGAACAAAGTATTACATTGCAATCACATAACTTTCCTTCTTTGTCCACAGCTATCTCTATACTATCAAGTGCCATGTCAATAATCTGTTCCGCATACTTCTCTCTGTTCGTCATTTTCCATTCATCCTTTCCAGTTCTGCGCTCCTGGTTAATATCCAGTCTGCGTAATCACTTAATTCTGTCTTTGTAGCTGCGTTCTTCTCTCCGTGGTAAACCATGAGGACAATTCCTACATCACAGTACTTTTCAAACAATTCCGACAAGTAGTCAGCTCCCACATGGATATTACCGTCCACGGAGTAGATGTCCGTCACTCCCAAACGCTCCATGCGGTCTTTATGCCATCTGTCTGAAATCTGCATCAGACCTTTGCAACCGCCACTTTCCACATCTGGTCTGCCGGAAGATTCTTTCTCGATCATTGCCATGAGCAGTTCCGGGCAGATGCCGTATTCCTCACCGTACTTTATACACGATTCCTGTGCTTCCTCGGAGATAAAACTGCCGGATGGCTGTGCCGTGGAAGTAAATGTGATGGAGAGTGCTATTATAATAGGAAGAAACAGCTTTAATGTTGTTCTCATAAAATCCAAAATCTCCTTTTCATATCAAATATTTTATTGCTAACTGGACTATTAAACTGGTTATAGTAGAAACAAATATCGTCCATAGAATTTCCTCGTTTCTAATAAACCAAAACTTTATTTTGATTTTTAAAGGATCTGATTTACAATGGTTCTTATTTCTCTTCT